CACTTAATGGGGGCTACTACGGTAGAGGGGGGCGTGTCTGGTACGGCTGCCCCCTCCCCCGCCAACTACAGAGGCTTGTCCCAGTTGGCCTTACAGGCCACGCAGTAAGCCTCACCGTTTCGGATAATCCAGCCGTCCTTCTTGAGGTCGGCTTTCACCATCCGCATTTGCCGTCTTCCATGGCGAACGAACTCCCCAGCACACGTTGTGCTGCAGCGCCCGCAAACAACCTCCGTCCACAACAGAAGACCCTTGTTCATACCAACCTCTCTACGCGTTGCCGCGTTTCTTGTCGTAGGTGCGCAGGCCACCAAAGCCCAGCATCAGCGCTACCATTTCCCACATACCGTCGTCCAACTCTGGCAGCTCTGGCACAGCGTGGCCAGCAGCGCTAAACGCCCAGGGCAGCATCGGGCGCAGCAGGTACTGGTAGGCCAGGGTGGCCACGCCAATCCAGCCCACTGCAGGGCGCCAGCCGGACACCCAAGGGTTGGAGTTGTTGGCCTCGGCCTCGTTGATCCTTGCCTGTGCCAGGGCCATTTGCAGCTGGGCGTCCAGCTCCTTGAACGCCCCCTCCTGCTGCATCTTGACCATTTCAAATTCAGCCTTTGCCCGCTCGGTTGGGTCGGGAAAGAATCGGTCAAGCATCTTGCCGGCCATGTCGAAGATGCCGGGCAGCAGGAGAGGGTTCATCTGTGCGTCACTCCAGTTTTGGGCGGGGCGTACCGTAGACCTGCACACACCAGTCGAAGTACGCTTCGCGCATAGTAGCACCGTATCCGTGCATTGGCCTACCCTTGATGAACATGCTGCAAACGAAGCGGTTTTCGCCAGGCACCTTGTAGACAAGGGGCTTCACCATATTCTCGGTCATGGGCGCACCTGCATGGCTTCTTTGTCCAGGGCCTCCAGCTGCTCAGCGTGGTGGCGGTTCACTTCGGCTTTCAGGTTGCTGTCCTCGGTACCTTTGGCGCGGTGCAGCTTTTCGTACTTGCGAAAGGTGATCGCTGCCAACTGAATGCCAACTACCATACGGGCGAACAGGTCGTCGTCTACTTGCATTGTCTGTGCTCCATGGTGGGTGACGCGTCCCTGCGCCGTGGTTGGTTACTTCTTGCTGGCCCACTGGCTCAGCAGGCTGGCCACGTTGCCGGACGGCTGCACAGTGGTGCTCGGTTGTGCCTGGGTTTGCTGCGGCTGCACCTGCTGTGCGGCCTGCTCGATCACCTGCTGCGGCTGCACCTGCTGGGTTTGCTGGGCGCCCTGCGCAGCTGCCAGCTGGGCCTGCAGCTGGGCGATGATGTCAGCCTGCGACGGTTGCTGGGTTTGCTGCGGTTGTTGCTGCTGCAGGATCTGCTGGGTTTCCTGCTTGATGTCCTCCAGCGGCTGTTCCAGCTCGATTTCGTGGCCACCGCCCTGCTGCTGCTGCTGCTGCTGCTGCTGCGGTTGTTGGCCAGCGGCTGCCTGGCGGTCGGCCTCGATTTGCGCAGCGGTGCGGCGTGCGCGCTTCGGCTTGTCCTGTGCCGGGGCTTGTTGCTGGGTCTGCTGCTGCTGCTGCTGCTGCTGCTGCTGTGGTTCAGCCTGCTGGCTGGCCTGACTGGCACCGAACTGCAGGGTGTTTTGTGGCACAGGCGACGACGCAGCGGCGGCTGGCTCGTAGTCCACTTCACGCAGCAGCGATGCCACTTCAGCGGTCTGGCTCAGGTTCTTGAGCTTAAGCGCGGTCTCTTTGTCGACGAAGCCAAGCGCGCTCAACTTCACTACCGGGTACTGGATGCCCGGGTCGAACATCAGCTCGACCAGTACCGACTGCATGGGGATGTTGGCGTTGCGCAGTTCGGTATCGAACTTGGCCAGCGACTGCAGGCTGGTGGTGCTGACGTTCCAGGTCATCAGCTCGTCCGGTGCGCCTTCCCACACCGCCACTACCATCTTGCGGTCGGCGCAGGCCTTGCCACGGCCGGTGGTAGGGTGGCTGCCGAAAGCGTTCTTGGGGCACTGCGCGCAATTGGCGCACTGTGGCTTGGCCACACCCGGTGCCGGTACCTTGCCGTCGTTGCTGTAGCACTCTGGTGCCGCGTTGCTGCCTGGCACATAGGCCTGCTCGTACCACGCTTTGGTCAGGGTGTTGCTCGCGGCTACGATGACGACGCGCATGCTCTGCACAGGCACAGCGTGCTTGTTGCCAGCGTTGTCGGTCATCACCGTTTCAAGGATGGTGGTCACACCGTCGCGGGTGATGGTGAAGTGTTTGTCGGTGCTGATACCGATCTTCGGTGCCCGTGCTTGGATACCAGCGCTCAGGCCTTCGTCTTGGTACCCGCCCATTTCCTGCAGGAAGGCTGGCACACCGGCGTTATCAGTGGCAATCAGGTTAAAAGCCATTTTATGTTTCCTCGATTATTTCTTGGCACGGGTAAAACGGATGGTTGTCACCTGCTCGGTTGTTACGCCGGGCGGTGCTTCGTTGTGCTCGGTGATGTATGCCTCTACCGCGTCCTTGCTCACATGCTTGGTCAGGTAGCTGGTATCACCGGTCTCGAACACGAAGTCGTAAAACGCTTCGGCATCCTCGACCTTGGCACTGGTGGTCTTCACGCGGGTGACGGCATGGCCCACTGTGCTTTTGAGGCTGTTAAGGTCCATTTCGTTCATCTTGGCCAGCAGCGCTTCCTTGATGTTGGCCAGGGCCTCCTTGGCTGGCTTGATCTGTGCTTCTGCGTTGTCGACGTAATCGGCAATCTGCACATACTGTTCTAGCATTTCGCTAATTTCGCTCATGGTGGTCATTCTCCAAACAGTTCCATAAAGGAACCAGATAGTTGTTGTTTACCGCGTAGCGAAGCATAGACCCGACGCTCGATAGCTGTGGACTCGAACTCCACAATGAGCGGCTGCCCTGTCTGCCCGTACCGGAAAATCCGGTCGTTCAGCTGCGACACTAGCTCCAGATCGTAGATCGGTCCGTACCAAACTACTGTGCTGGATTTCGTCAGTGTCACACCGTGGGCAAGAGTCTGCGGGTGGGCGAGAAGAAAATCAATCTCGCCCGCCTGAAACGCTTTGATGATTTCGCCCCGTTCCTTGGGAGTCACCTTCCCATATATTACCGCTACCCGGTACCCTTGCAAGCGAATTTTTTCGGCCAGTGACAGCAGGCAGTGGATGTAGTTGACGGCCACGATCACGGGCGTCTGCTCCACTTCGTCGAAGATGTCCATTAGCGCCTGGAAGCGTTGCGGTGCTGGCACAGAGACGGTTTCGCCGCTGGACGCGTACACCTCGCCCATGCAGATCTGTAGCGCCTTGGTGATCAGCGCACGCGCCTCCTTGGCGTTGATGTGCTGCCCGCCGTACTGTGCTTTGCCCAGCTCCATCATAGCCTTCAGCAGCTGCTCTTGCTCCTTGGACAGCGGGATCGACTTGCGGATGATGATCGGCGTCAGGATGTCCTGCATCACCTGCTCGCGGGTGAAGCGGATGGCAGGCTGCATGATTTCCTTCACGCGCTCGATGGCCCCAGCCTTCGGCAGCCAGATGTGTGCCTTGGGGTTGGTCATCAGCATGTCGCGGAACTCGACGTACTTCATCGGCTTGCCGCTGCGGGTCGGCGGGAACATCTGCGGGTTGACCAGCAGGCACTGCGCATACGCGTCCATCAGGTTCTTGGTGATCGGCGTGCCGGTGTAGGCCCACAGTGCTGGCCGTGCCCGGTAGACCAAGTAGCTGGCAGCCTTCCACCGATTGGTCTTGATGTTGCGGTAGTAGCCGGACAGCTCGTCGATGATCAGCAAGCCAGGCTTCCAGGCCACCAGCTCGTGAATGACAGCCTCAAGGCCGTCAGGGTTGATCAGCACCACACCTTTGAAGGTCAAGATGTCCTTGACCAGCTTGCGGCGGTTGCTCGCCTTGTTGAGCATCAGCACAGGTACTTCGGGTGCGAAGCGCTCCATGTGCTCTACCCAGGTGGACGGGATCACCGACACAGGCGCGATGACTACGATGCGGGTCTCCAGGCCAGCCAGGTACAGGTCACGCAGCGCCATCACCCCGCCCAGGGTCTTCCCGCTACCGCAGCTCGACAGGTTGTAGGCGCGCGGGTTGTCCAGCAGGAACTCACGGGTGTACAGCTGGTGCGGTAGCGGCGTGATTTCCGGCTGCAGTAGGGTGGCGATGCTAGTCATGGCTCACCCCTTGAACAGAACTTGGTCGTTCTGCACCTGCAGCTTGGCAATTGCCTGTGCCTTGCCGTTCTTGTTGTTTGGGCACTGTACATGCCCACAGTACCCGCAGTACTTGCCTGGGTTCATCGGTGGATTGTCCAGCTTGTCGGCCAGGTACTTGTCGGCTTCCTCGAAGCGCTCATAGAAGTGCCGCGCCATGCCGCTGGCGTCTGTGATGTCGCGGGTGAAGCTGCACTGCGGGTCGTCGGCGTAGACGTACTGCACAGTGGTGCTGGTGGCGCCCAGGGCGATGTCCGTCATGCAGCCGTAGAAGTCGGCGTCTTCCAGGTGCTCCGGCTTGTAGCGTCCGGTCTTCCAGTCGATGATCAGGATCTTCTTACCGTCGCGCACCATCACGTCCAGGCCGCAGCGAACACGCAGGTTCGGCGCCTTGAAGAAGTCGGTCATCTGAAAAGCGATGTTCATGCCGAACTTGAACTCTGGCATGACGCCGATGCCCTGTGCCTTCATGTCGCACAGCATCAGTACGTAGTCTTCGACGTTCTTGAACATCGGCTCGTTGGGCATGACCACGCCCCACTTAATCGCTTCCTCGACGGCACTGTGAAAGCGCTTGCCGCGTTTCATCGCCTCGTTTTCGTCATCGTCAATCCACTGCTTCCACTCGTACTTGGCCATGAATCGCCGGGGGCACTGCTGGATATCGCGCAGGCGGGTGATGCCCCACACACGCAGCTGGTTACTTGGCGTCATAGTAGGTGTCTCCGTACTTGAACTCGCCCAGGATAGGGACGCCCCGGAACCATGCCGGTGCGCATTGGTAGATCACGCCCAGGTCAGCCATCGCCTGTGCCACTTTCGTCTCGTGAATCATGAACACACCTTCGTCGTGCACGGCCATGGCTGGGTGGGCGACGTACTGGTCAGCCAGGTCCAGCTGGAACATGAAGATGTCGTAGCACAGGGCTTGGATCAGGTTCTCTAGCAGCGCCCCGCCGTACAGCTTCTTCTCGAAGACAACACAGCGCCCGCCCTTCTTGTCCACGAAGTCGTAGACCCAATCACCCTTGCCGTTCACATGCAGGTTGTTGTACCACAGGCAGCGGCCACTGGGTAGGATGGCGCGGTGCAACTCGAAGCGTACACCCTTGTGCTCGACGGGCGGTATCATGCCGGCCATGGCCTTGATGGCCGTGTCGTTTAGCCACTTCCACATCGCCACGATCTTGGTCCGCTTGGACCGGTACGCCCGCTTGATGATCGGTGCCAGGCGCCGTGCCTCTTCCCGTGGCACAGGTGGTGTGGCCGTCTCCAGGGCTGCTGCGATGCGTTCCTCACCCGCCCCGTACTGGCAGGCCAGCTCGCCCGTCTTGCCGTTGAAGCGCTCGTCTTCGTTGGCCTTGGTGATCGTCCGGCCGTAGATCACGGTGGCCAGGTCGCTATACACGTCGTAGTTGGGGTCGATGGCCCACAGGTCGGTAAGGGTTGTTTCGTCGCAGAACCAAGCGTTGCCGCGCAGCTCGATCTGCTTGGCATCCCCCACCAGAATCTTGTGGTCCTTCGCTGCGCGGATGCAGCGGCGCAGGTCACTGCCGCGCTTGAGGTTCTGCAGGTTGTACTCGTCGCCGCCGTGGCGCCCGGTGTGCCCAGCAGCGACCACAAGCGGCACAGGCACAGGTGACGGCAGCTGGCTGAAAACGTAGGACCGATTCATGATCTGTGCCGACTTCTCGCCAATGCGCAGCTCGTACAGCGCGCGAATGTTGGCGATAGGGTGGTCGGCCAGGCGCACGAAGTCCGGGTCTTTAGCGGCGAAGGCGTAGGTCACGTCGCCTTTCGCATTCAGCTTGGTCGGCAGCTCGGCTTCAGTCATGCCGTTGGCCAGCAGCAGCGCAGCGAACTTCGGATTGGACCGCAGGTGCGACCGCTCGATGTTCATTTCGACCACTGCCTTTTCCTTGGCAGCCAGCTCGCTCCGGTACACAGCCGCGGCCAGATCGGTGTTCATCTCAAGCACAGGGTAAACGCCCATGCTCAGGGTCAGGTGGATGTCGCGCAGTACCCGCTGCCACGGCGTGTCGCTGTTCTTCATCAGCCAGCGGTAAATCTCCCGCATGACGAAGTTGTCTTGGTTGGCATAGTCGGCCATGCGCCCTTCCTGCGCCCGGTCCAGCTGCCACACACCCTGGAACTCGGGCAGCACGCCCTCGAACTTGTGCATGGCCGGGTCGTTCGGGAACAGCTTCTGTGCCAGGGCAGCCAGGCTCATGCGCAGGCCTGGGAAGCGCCGCATCAGCGCCACCTGTGCCATCGACATTGTGTCGTGTAGTTCCTTTCGTTCTGGCATAAAAAACTTGGCTGTAATGCCGTGGTCGAACAGGCCGTTGTGACAGCACATGCCCGTGACGTGCGGCCCCACATCCTTCCAGAAGGCCGGCAAGTCGGAGCCGGTCACCCAAAACGGGTCGCTGTCGTCCATCGCGAAGGAACACCCATGCGCCTTGAAACGAGGATCGTTCAGGTACATGGTGCGGGTCATCTTCTTGAGGCTATAGTCGTTGTCGTAGTAGGTTTCGTAATCTTTCCATAAGAACATGGTGGATACCTATGTTTTAGTTAGGCCCATTGCCTCTGCAATTTCTTGTTGTGTCATCTTTGCCCACTTCTCTTGGTTGCGCCAACACCATGCCCGCGCCGTGGTTCGCGAGCCATCGGCCTTGATGAACGAGAGGTGCAAGTACTGTGCCCCAGGCAGTGCGGACAGGATCTTTGGCAGCGTTTTATTGTTAACCACTGCACCCTTGGCGATGCTGGCACCGTACAAGGTGGCCATCTGCATGCACAGGTCCATCGGCCGGCCCACGTCCTTGTCGAACGGCGGGATGCTTTCCTCTACCAGCTGCTCAATCAGGCCCTGCAGCGGCCCGCAGGCTTCCTTCTGCACGGTCAGCGCGGCCATGGTCTGCGGTGCTGGTGCGTACGGATCCCAGTCGGCCGGGAACTCCCAGGTGCGCAGCAGGTTGGCCACGATGCCGGCGCCGGGGCCATTCACCCAGGCAATGAACGCCCGGTAATAGGCCGCTTCCAGCGGGCGTTCTACGGTCATCAGCACAGCGATGCGGCGGTCGTTCTGCATCAGCGGCAAGCAATCGATGTTGTTGGTGGTGATGATGTAGTGCGCGATGTTTCGGATTTCCCGTGCAGCCCGGCCTTTGCCCTCGAACTGCGTATCTTCCTCGGAAATCTGCGTCTTGAAGTCTTCGTACCCGTCAGCCCGGTCAGACCGCGCCAATTCGTTGATGAAAATCAACCGCTTGTGCTCGATAGCGTCCATGAAATTGGACTGCAGACGCTTGCCGGACACTCCGGCTACCAGTGGCTTGCCGAACACCTTGACCATCAGCTTCTGGATCAGGTTTTTGCCCACGCCGCCGAACTTCGAGTACATCATGATGGCCACAGGAATCTTGGTGCTCGGGTATTGGTAGAGCTGTGCCAACCAATTCAGGAAGTACATGACGCCGATCTGGTCGCCGTCGCTGATCGTCATCAGGTGCTCGATGAACGGTGCCGCGTCGTTGATTGTGGCATTGTAATCCGGCTCGGCCATGGTCTTCTTGAGCACAAACCAACGGTTGAACTCTTCCGGGTTGCCCTCGTGCTCTGGCCTCTCGGTAGGCTCCATGATGATGCGACGTACCGCCCGGCGCGAATGGTCCTTCCACTGCCACCAGATCGACCCGCTGGACGCGCGGTCAACTTCGGCGCCGGTTTGGTCGATGAACACCACGTCTCCGTAGTGCGTAGCACAATAGTCGATGAACCCCTCTTTGCCCAGCTTGTCGCCTGTCTCGATATGGAAGGCCATAGGTGCAGAACCGCCGTCGAACTTGATGAAGTCTTGTGAAATCTGCTTCAACAACTCCCGCGACTCATTGTCAATTGTGGTTGTCATGTTCTCACCTTGGGGTCAATCGGGCGTCAGCTCAAGCCTAGCGCGGGATATCTCGTCACAGAGCCACTGCCACCCTCTTTGCCGGGGTTTCTCACCGAGAGTCCCATACCATACGATCTTGGCGATGCTCTTGTCATCCAACTTTTGTGGTGTACCGGGGCCACCTCTAATCCTTAAACGAATAAGGGTGTTGGTCAGCAACCACAAAGCCTTTGATCTATCAAGAGGTTTATCTGTGCCTGCTAGATATTTATACAGTGTCGGGTTCACGCCCTTCAAAGCGATCTGCAGCGCTTTCATGTCTTCGTCGTTGTGCGGCCATGCCCCCATGGCGTCCTCGGGGGTGATCCCCAGGCTCGATATGGACCTGACCTTGACCTCGGACAGGTACTTGCACGCCCACTCGGGAAGTGGCTGCAAAGGGCCTTGCTGCACCCACTGGTACTTGTGCCCGCTGGGGTGGATGGACGGCGGCGCAGCCATGTAGCCGTCAGCCATGATATCGATCTTCTGGCTGGCTCCACACTGGATGCGGCGCAGCGCCGGCACACCTGTGGGCAGCGTGTAGTAGAAGTGTGCCCCGTTGCGGCTCAGCACGATGTTGTTGCACGGCTCCTGGCACAACCCCATGGCCTCACGCACGGCAGCTTCGCTGTCGCAGTCGACGCAGACCAACCCGGACGGTTTCATCAGCACGGCCAGCCCGAACCTGGGGTTGTTCTGCCAGGGGTTGGCGAATGCATTGGTGAACGGCGGGCGCAGATCCTGCAGCCCCATCCACTTCACAGCCGGCACCTTCTCACCAACCCGCAGGGGGATGACCAGCCAGCTCTTGGCCAAGTATTCAAGCGCAGGATTCATACGGTACCTGTTCCATCGTCGATACAGCGTGGTTAAGGGCAGTAGGTGACGCGCCGAACGCCTGGGCAATGACTGGCCAGGTCAGGCCGTCTTCGTGCATCGCTTTGGCACAGTTCAGCATCAGGTCGAAGTAGGCGATGCCGGGTCGACCATTATGGTACTTGTTGTGCGCACCTAACAGCCCGTTGCGCGCCGCCCGTCCGACTGCCTGGGCAAGCCGCAGGTGGTCAGGCTGGCCGAGCTGCCTGGCTATCCAGCGCCACGAGTAGTCTTCTTTGCGCAGGGCGTGGGCCTTGGCCAGCACGTCCAGGTCCATGTCCTTCACGCGTGGTGCCCCGCGTAGGCGCAGTCGGATACCCAAGGTCATCAGCCTTTGCCTGATCACGGTGTGCGCTACGCCGTACTTCTCGGCAATGGTTTTCACGCCCTCACCGCGTGCGTACAGGGTGGCCATGGTGAACAGCTGCCGGTCAGTGAATGGAATCGGTCCGTTCATTGTGCACCTCTAGAGCGCGGATCTTGTCCCACGCGTACTTGAGTTTCTTGTAGGCCTTTTTTGTTTCCGCTTTCGATATGTCCAGCTCCTTGTACAGCCGGCGAATCTGTGCCTGCAGGGCTTGCACCTGGCTGCTGTCACCCACTGGAGCTGTCGGCACCACGGCCAGCATGTCGGCGTAGGCTTTCAGCTCCAGCTCGCGCCGTTTCTTTGGTAGCCACGGCGCCCACACACCGCTGAACTCCGTCAGCATCCGTTCGCTGGGCACAACTGGCACCAGCACCCAGCCATCGGGTATCACGGCTTACAGTCCGTGCACGGATGCGCAGCACCGCTGTCATACTCCAGCCCAGTACCATTGCAGGTTCTGCACTTCGGCGCGCTCGGCTTTGCGCTGGCGGGTAGGGTGGCGTCGATTTTGTCCATTAATACTTCAGGTATGTCTTGGACGGCATTTTTAGCCAGCTCATTGTAAGCCTCACGCAGCAGGGCATCCCGCTCGGCCAGCTGGGCGCGCAGGGCCTCGATTTCACCGCAGGCAGCGTCCATTGCCAGCTTGTGCTGGCCAGCCTCTGCGCGCAGCCGCTCAATCTCGCCAGGGTCGGCGTGTCGGAATACAGGGAACGGCCCCTCGTACAACTTCGGATTAAGATTGGTGGCATGCTCGACCTGGATCAATTGCCCTGCAAGGCTACCTAACTTGATCCAGGCCATCCACGCCACCGGCTCGCCCTGGTGCTGCTCGGCTGGCTTGGCCTTCACGTAATCCAAGAGCTGCGGCCAAAGATCCTCGCACCGGCCTGTCCAGTGCTCGTTGTAGAAATCCCTGGCACCCTCGACATCCAGCTCACGCGGTACCATCATAAATTCGTTCTTTTTCATGGCAACCACTCAACTTTGATCCAGTGCTGTTTGGCCTTCTCCAGGCAGCGGTGCGCATCGAACCACTTACCCAGGCTGGCGAAGGTGCGTGCGCACATGGACAGCCCCATCGCCTGGCGGTAGTGGCGGTCAGTTTCTGGTGTCGGTTTCATAGACTGGTTGCTCCGTGTAATCGCCGTGGTATCGTGGCCGCAGGTAGACGGCATCAGTTGGTGGGTTCCACCCGTGGAACTCCCACGACGCGCTTGGCTCGATGTGCACGTCGTGTCGCCGCGTATTCAGGCCGTACAGGTTCATCAGTTGCATGGCGCCGATGAAGTGGCGCTGCCCGTCGTTCTTGCTCTCGATCCAGCCTGGGCACACAACGTAGTAGACTCGTTTCATGGCAAGCGCTCCAGTTCCGCCTTGCGTTTCAGGCACAGTGAACACAACTTCGTGAACTGGCCGTCTTCCGCTAGCACTATTACCCAGCACGACCGGCCTATGTTGCGGTTTCCGTGGTTCGCTCCGCAAAGCGCCCGGCCCTTGCTGAACTCTTTCCAATGCACGATTGTGCCGCCGTTCTTTCGCACTCTCAGCAGGTTCATCGCATGCTCTCCCGCAGGTACTTGGTTGCCGCATGCCAGCCCATTTTCCACTTCCTGTGTGAGTACGGCTGCTCGTCGAAGTCGTAGGGGTTGGCTTCCTCGCTCTGGCCTTTCAGCCTGGCCGCGTAGCCTTCTTCAAAGCAGGTCATAATTCCACCCCGTACTCTTCTGCCAAGTAGATAGCCTCGCCGGGGTCTATCGCTTCGCCGATGTAGTCGGCTACCTTTTGCACCAGTGCACCACAATTTTCATGGAAGACGAACCAGTAGAAATCGCCGTCATTACAACCAGCGTGCCTTACGTACTGCGTGCCGGGTTCGATTGGTTTGTAGCAGCACTGGCATTTGTGCTGCTTCTGTGCTTTACGGGTGCTCGAAGTCTGGAATTCGCTCATGGCAGCCAGCTCGTTGGTCCGGTGTGGCGCTCCTGCGAACGTTGCTCGATCAGCACAGCTGTATCGACTGCCGACAGCTCGTCGCGATACTTGCGCAGAGCCTCGACCATACCCCTGTGCCGGTCACACATGCGCTTCTGCAGCCATTTCAGCGCGTCCAGGCGGGTAGCGTGCACGCTCTCGGCGTGCAGCATCCAAGTCCGCTTAGGCGCGCGGTACTTGCCGTATGTGCCGGTATTGAACGGGCTTTCTTCGGCGGTAACTGGCTCGACGCGGCGCATTGCAAGGTTGACCATCCAACCAGAAGTTTTCACGGGCAGCATGGTGACGGTCCTCCCTTGTTGCAGTAGTGATAAGCGGCGTCGAACTGGTGCGGGTCACAATCTACTTCGGTCCAATCCCCGCACCCCTGGCACCGGGCGGTGACGCGGCCAAGAACATCGACCGACACTTCTCCAGCGTACTCCAGCATTTCCCAGGTTACCGACACGCCCGGCTTGTGCTTTGGCGCGTTGTTAGCTTCTGCCAACTCTCTGGTCCAGTCCTCGATAGACTTCATTCTCGTCAACCTCCCGGTTCGTTTCGCCCCAGTAGTCGATCACGTCGTTACTGACGCCGGGTTCAATCTCGCGGATCTTACCGCCCTGTTTAAGGTAGCGCTCGACCTGTTCTTCGATGAACTTCCGGTCGCGCTCCTTCTCTTCAATCGTGCTCATGATGGCACCCCGTGATGGTCGTGCTTGCCGGCAATGCGGTTCAGTATCTTGGCCGTCTCGACCGTCGCTATCATGCAGTCTATGGTGTACTTGTCCAGGCGTCCGGCACAGATGGTCGATGTCAGACGCCTTGGCACTACCGGCGCACGCGCTATCACATCGCCGGCGATGAACCGCCATGGCTGTGCTGGCGTGAAGTCCGGCTGTTTCATATAGGCTTTATCGCGCAGGCCGCGATACCCTCGACGACCGCTGGAGTTTCCTCTGGCTTGGTGTGCTTCTCCGCCAGTATCACCACGCCGTCCGGGCACTTTTCGATCAGCTTTTCGGCACAGCCATTGATCGTGAATCCGAGCTCTGGCCCTTCGCAGCGAAAGCCGAACGGCTCGGACGTAACTTTCGCTGTGTCGGCCTTTACGACGTTTCCCAGGGTCAGGGCAGCGATGGACAGTACTACGGCTTTGAGGATCTGTTTCATGGTGGTGTGCTCCAGCGGTTATTGTTGTGCTGATAGTGGTGCCGGTCAGGCTCCAAAGTCAATGTCGTTTTTGTAGCGATCCCACACCTGCTGCAGGGACGTGCCAGACACGGTGCGCTTGATGGCGTCGTACCGCGCAGAACGCCAGGTCAAGGTCCACAGGCCGCAGTAGAATTGTCGCGCTCTCGGTTTCATGGGTGCCCCTTGCTAACAGCTATCTGGTGGTCTCGCAGGTACTCGTCGCTGCACAATCCAGCTTGCGTGCCTGGCATTGGTGCTAAGTGCTCCTGGCCTACGGTCTGGTCGCAGTATGGGCAGTACGACTGCGGGTGCCCACGCCTTAAATCGTCCAACATGGCTTCGCAGGCCTTGGTCCGCGCCCTCGCGAACGATGGGTCGTCCGTAGGGTGCGGGTACTTCAAATGAGACGCGTACAGCGGCTGCGGGATTGGCTGCACTGCTTGCTTGCCCTGTGCTATGGCCTCGGCTATCGGGTCGTGTGCGCTCTTGCTGCATGGCTGCACCTGCTCGCTGCCTGGGTCGAAATTGAACTTGCGTTCAAACTCCCTGTGTATTCTGTTGCCAAACTCCAATGCCGTCTCCGGTGCTGACTTGCCAGCGGCGCAGTGGTCGCAGTGCATGCTGCCGCTTACCAGTGACCCGCGCCACTCCATTTCGATTCCGTGTTTCTCGCATTTCATGGTGGGTTTCCCTTGGTGGTGCCGTCCTTGGCACAGCGTTTGTCAGTGCCGTTCCCACTGTTTGAGCGACTTGTAACCCAGCGTGCGGGCCATGCGCTTCTTGGCATTACGGCCTTCATCGTACGGACGGTTGTACGCCTTGGGCTGCGCGTGCACATAGGCACCAGCCAGCGCACGGCGACGCTCGATGGATTCCCGCGCCGTGTACATCCGGCCGCTGGAGTGGTACTTGTTCGGTATGCTCATTATCTTTTGTCCTCAATTAAAGTCTTGATCAACCTGGCTTCCTTCATGCACTGCCGCTTCAGACTGTCTTCCCAGGCCGCCATGGCTGGGTACCCGAGCTGTCGCAGCTCGACGGCAGTGTGTACACATTCTCTCGCTTCTTTAACCTTTTTTATGAGACGTTCGGTATAGATGGTCTGGTCGATTGGGTACCTGTAGTCAGTTGGTTTCATGGTGGTTACCTCTGTATGACATGGCTCCCTGCTCTATCGGTCATCCGTACTGCCTTGGACGCCGGGTTGATCCCCTATTACTCCCGCTTTACGACCAATGGTCTTAACCCAACTTCTCCACCTCGTAGATATAGAAGATCCTGCCGTCGTCATGGTAGTGCGGTTCAGCGGTGGTGCAAAACGGGCAGCCCTGCCGCCGCAGTTCCTTCTCCACCATCTGTGCATGCTCGAACACCAGCGTGCGGTGAACGATGCCCTTGCCTTGCCGCTTCTGCGCTCTTGGCCAGGCCTTCTGGCTTGTCCAATCATGGAAGCGCAGCGCCCACTTCGGCCAGCCCAGCAACGCCATCAGCGGATGCGCCACCGCGTCGTGCACCAGTGCCCACAGCAGCCGCTGCTGCTCGTTTGCGCAGGCCTGGCGGGGGTCAGTCTTCACGCTTCACCTCCACAAGGCCCAGCTTGTCCAGGCCCTCCTTTGCAGCCTTGATCTTGGCGCACTGGGCACAGACATTTTTGCCCTCGGTGCTCTGGTCGCGCCATTGCATCCACTTGCTGCGCCCCCTGGCTTGTTCGCCGCACAAAGCTTGGCGCCTGTTAATGTTGGTACTGGCTGTGTCGTACCAATGCGCCACTGTGCCTTGGTAGCTCTTCACTACCAGCAGCAGGCTCATCGCGGACCGCCGTGGCGCCAGACGAAGAGGATGCACCACAGGGCGATGCAGATGCCGATCACGCAGAACGCGTCTTCCAGGGTGATGGTTTCCATGGCTAGGCTCCAGGTTCACGGCCAGTGGGCAGGTCGACCACGTTGGTGCGGTCGCCAGTCGGTGCCTTCGCCGCTCCTTTCGTGGCGATGGACATCAGCGCCGCGAACACGAAGTCACCGCTCACCTTGGTGGCCAGCTCGCGCTGCTCAGCGTCAGGGTGGTTCTTCGCCTGATCGAACACGAATTTCAGCAGGTTTTCGAGTGCATCTTTGTAGTCGGTCATGTTACAGGCTCCTTTCAATGTGACCGATCAGGTACCCGTCGCAACGCTCCAGGTCCAGCGGCTCAGTGTCGTCAAAATGTTCCACCCACGCCAGGTACAGTGCCTGTGCCATGTTGTCCGCCGCTACCATGCGCATTGTGCCTGGCAAACCACTGTCTAGCCGGTCGTAGGTGGTGATGTGAAACAGCAGACTGCCGGTACCGATTGGCAGCTTGTCAAGCGTGACGCGCATTTTATTTCATCCTCAATTTTAATTTCACCATAGGCTGTACTACCCGATCAAACCACAGCGCAGCGCCTGCAGCTGTATCGAACGCCTCGGGCAGTACCCACCCCCACTGGGGGAAAATGTAGCGCCCTACGTACAGGTCTGGCAGCTTCTTGCGTACCCGCCAGGTGCTCTGCGGGCTGCGCTTCACTTCGTACCGTGTGCCCTCTACCTCCTTGAAAAACACACGGGGTAAGCCGGTATCCGTGGGGCGACCTGTTTTCCACCCTAGTTCCCACATCACGTCGATCAAGTGGTGGAACTCGGGGCGCATCCTTGCGCGTGCTATGGCGGCCGCGTACTTGCTAGACAAGCCCTTCCCACAGCAACACACCTTTGGCAATGGCGCGCTGCGCTGCTGGTGAGCTGATCGGCACAGCCATCTGCTCGATGATACCGTTGCCGCGTGTGGCCTGCAGGTACCGCATCAGCTTTGCAAATCCGGTGTGCGATGCCCAGTATGTTTCTGTGTCGCTACTCACTGCGCAGGGCGCCACCAGCTTGTTGTTGATCACCGCGAAATATGAGTCCTCGTCTCGCGCCACAGGGTCTTCACCCTGATACATCTTGACGTACACCTTAGCTCACCGCTTGGGGCGAGTTGTCGCCCGTATCCGTGCCGTCTTCCATGTCGCCCGGTACCTCGGTCTCCCACAACACCGGCGCGTCAGCCAGGGCCGCAATGAGGGCCTCTGCCTTGTCGTTCATGGCGCCGATATACACCGCGTCAAGGGCCAGGTGCATGGTGAAACACTCGGCGTCCTGGCACAGGTAGTCGGTCGCGTCGTCTTTGACGAAGCCGCTGGCGCCTTGAACGGTGCCCTGATCATCGAACAGGGTGACCAGGTAGGTCTCCAGGCCGTCTACAGGGTCAGTGCCAAGCTTTGCGACAAGTTTGAACGTTTTCATGGTCACCTCGGGGGTCAGTGCAGGGTTTGGCTGGCATCGTCGGGGATTGGTACTCCATCCTTGTCGACGTGCTCGGTTTCGACTTCTTCAGCCCACTGCAGCACAGTGTCGGGGCGTTTCAGGAAGTCGAGCGCGATTTGCTGCGGTGCACCCATCTTGAACGCACCCATCTGCCAATACAACTTGAACAGGTCCGGCAAGTCGGCCAGGGTGCACGGGTTGTCGGCCGGGTCGTCAATACACACGCAGGCTTCAAGCACGTCAGTGTCGATGTTGTGCAGGCCAAACACGGCAACGCGGTCATTCTTCTCGGGGTCAGTGCCGCGCCACGCTTTCAGGATTTGTGTTTTGATGCTCATGGTGGATCCCCTTACAGTACTTTTCTTGATTGAAGGTCGAGCTTCTCGCTCAAGGGCAGCCGCAGGACCACTACGGTGTAGTTGCCGCCGTTGCTTTGCATCACCAGCACGTAGGGCGCCAGGCCCAGGCTATTCAGCGCCGTGCTGGCCTCGTGCAGATTGCCTGCAATGTTCAAGCTGTGCAAGACAATCGGGTCATGATCAGCCGGTGGTGTGGTGGTTGGCACGCGCTCGGCCGCGTCCTGCAGGTCTTTGATAGTAGGCATAGCTCAAGCATCGCCGTAGGTGTAGAGAACGAACAGAACAGCCAGCAGTAAAATCCAGCCCATTTTTAATCCCTCATTGGCATAAGGTCGTAGGTCTTTGGGGTGCCGTGCTCGACGTACTTGCAAGCCCCACCGCTTACCCTGTGCGGGAACCAGTAGCCATCGCACCAGCATGGCACAGGTTTGTTTCTGGCTTTGGTGGGCGGACGCTTTCTCATGCCCAGTAGTCTGCAAGAACGTGTACCATGGTCACCTCGGAAATTAGGCGGGCGTCCTTGCCCTTGGGAAATCTTACGCGACCAATTTCAGTGCATTGGCCATCGCGGTTTGTTTGAGCTGTGCCCCGGTGCCGAACTGGCCGGAGCGGAAGCGGTTATTGGCGTTGTTGCCCATCTGGTGGTCTACGTACTCGGTGACCGCGTTCACGACGCCCCAGGCAGTGGCCTTGCTCGATGCCAGGTTGGCACCGCGCCCGGCGTAGTTGTACAGGTCAAAGATGGTCTTGATCTGGTTGGCGCGGCGGGTGCTCAACTTCTCGGCCTCGTCAGTGGTCTTTAGGTCCGGCTCCATCACGCTCAGAATCAGCGCCATGGCTTCCTTGTTGGTCAGCCCACGCCCAGCCAGCGCGTTTGCGTTGTCGTCGAAGTCAGCCCAGGCACTGCCCAGCAGCCCCAGCTCAATCTTGGCGCCGGTGGCGTCAAAGGTGGCACTGTGTGGCACAACGACTGCGCCCTTGCTCGATGCCGTGGCGATGCTAAGCGTGTTGTTGCACACCACTCGCACGCTGGTGAACTGTGCACGAGTGGCCATGGAGCCATCGAACGATGTGCTCAGCAGCAGGTAGCCGTCCACGCGGTCCTGGCCACGGATAGCCAGCGCATGCCCAGTGCGAGCCATTGCCCACACCTTGCGCCCGCCGTCCAGGCTACCAGCGGTCTCCAGCTCCAGCCCACCGGTACCGACGATATCGCGGAAAAACTCGAGTACTGCCGATGGCTGCACCACTTTGTAGCGGTCGGTCACAATGCCCAGCTGCGCGAACGTGTCGTCGCGGTACAGCACTTCGCTGTCACCCTTGACGAATACACCCCGGCCCTCGGGCTTGAACGCCACCTGTGCGCGGCCTACGTGCCAGTCCAAACCGGCCTCCACACGCCACTGGTCAATACTGGCACCGTGGGTAAGCTCCTGGCCAAGCCCGTGCCACGGGGTCTCGCCTGCATAGGCCATGTTCGCGCGGCCGTTGGTCATGTCGATTAAATGTGCCATGTTCTTTTCTCCCGTTGCCGCTGTCATTGCGGCGCCTTGTTGCTTAGTAGATGTAGTGGCTGGCCAGCATATGGCACAGCTTGGTGACGACTTCGCAGTGCATCGCCGCGCTTTGGGTCTGGTCCACCTCCACCAAAGCACCGCGTGCAATGAACCGCTCAACGTCGTGCGGCCATTGGTGCACAATTACGTTTGTCTTGGTGTTTCTGAACTCGATCATGCGCCCACTTGGGCGGGTTTCATACGTTGCACCAATGACTAGACAGTCGGCGGCGTCGGTAACGTTATAAACGATAGGCTTCATTTTGGGCTCCTTTTCGGGTGCCGATCACCCATGACTTGTAGGTTATGCGCGTTGTGCCGGGATGTCAATATACCGTTTATCGTCTAGCCTCTGAAACGCTAAATGGGGCGCTTTTTGCTGGATTTGGGGGTCTTGGGGGCTTGGTTTACGGTGGGCACAGTTAAATTTAACTTAAAGTATCGTTAAAAGTAGTCGGTGTTTTAACTCTAGGATGGGGTGAATTGCGGCTTTGCACACAGATGTATCTGTAGGTGAATACAGATCCTTTGGGGCTTCTGTATGGGAGCTGGAGGGCACATGGAATGGGGGCTTGGCACAGTGGCATACATTACATACATATAACTCTATATCTTGAAGGTTACCTAAAAATAGAGTATATGCTCTATATATATGCTCAGTAGAATAGGGGGGTTTTCTGTATGGATCTGTAAGGCCGGCGTGCTAGAGCGGCTGCATCCGTATGGACCATCTGTATGCGACCGTATTATCCGTGTGCGGTGCCCATTTAGCGTTGTGCCAAGAACTGTATGATCTGTATGGCGCCCATTGATTCAAGGACTTACAGCGTTGTACTTTTATCTGTATGGATGATAGCGAGCTAACGAACCTGAAGCGCAGGCTCTAGCACGCGGGTTCCAGCGCGGGGGTCGAAAAACGGGGACCGTACCCACCGGGGTATCGTCCTTTTGACTGCGATTTATATCGTGACCAGCTAGTGAAAATCTGTGCCCGAAGTTCGAAATCCGGGTATCGTTTAAACCCTGGACTAAAATTTTTAATCCAACCTCTGAAACGCCAACGCTAAGCCCCAAAATTCCCCCGAAAAATTTTTTGAAAAATCCGCTTGACACGCAGATCAACGCCAACGATACTGACCACCAAAGCCGAACCACGCAGAGGGTTGCCACCATGAGCTACGAAGACGCCCGCCAGACCCTGTTCAACGTAGCGCACACACTGGCGGCGAGCCAGCCATGATCGGCACGGTGCTGGGCTGGCTGTTCCTATTCGCAGTGCTGTACGCACTGGCGAAATCTGACCCTGGGAGTGACCGCGATGACAAGTACTGACCTGGCCGGCTGGATCACCATCAGCGTGATGGGGCTGATCGTTTGTGCCGTGGCGGTTGCCGCGTTCATCGACTGCTACCGGGATCGCGACGATGACTGACTTCTACGACCTGATCGACCACGAGGAAGGTTACCGCCTCAAGCCGTACCTGTGCAGCGAGGGGTATCCGACAGTCGGCCTGGGCCAGCGCATCGGGCCAAAGGGCGCAAGCCTGAGCCAGTACCAGTTCACGGTGCCGCGTGCAGTGGCCGAGGTGTGGGTTCGCTGCAACCTGGACGATCTCACCACGCAGATCGACACCAATCCGGCCTACGTCGACATCCGCAGGGCGTTGAACAAGCTGCGCAGTCTGACTGCACCGGGTGTGAGTGACTATGCCGACCCGAGAATCTGTGTGCTGCTGAGCATGTGTTACCAGATGGGCCTGGACGGTGTGGCCAAGTTCAAGAACACGCTGGGGCATATTGCCCAGGCGTCCTGGGGTAACGCCAAGGCCGGCATGCTGGCCAGCCTGTGGGCCAAGCAGACCCCTAACCGGGCGAAGCGACACGCGCAGACCATGCTCAACGGCCAGTGGCCGGCAGAGTACTGATCGTGAGCCTCAAGGTGGTTCCGATCTGCAGCCCGAGCCTGCAGGCCGATCCGGTGAAGTTCATGCGTACGCTGGCAGACGACATAGAGTCGGGGACCGTACCCAACTACGCCAAAGCTGTGCTGGTGGTGCTGGGTGAAGACGGGGGCTGGCGACTGTGGAACTTTGGTGCCGGGTGCAAGGGCGACGTGGAAGTGCTGGGCCTGCTGAACATGGGGCAGGTCATCTTGACGGACAAAATGCTGAGTGAGTGACCATGGCGAAGTTTGAAAGGGTCTGCAAATGGTGTGGCACTCCGTTCATCGCACAGCGGGCACGGGGTATCTTCTGCACCCCGGCGTGCCGGCTTGCCAACCACATGCAGGGGATCAAAGACATGACGGGTTTCGACGACATTCCGAAGGAAATGCCGGAGAAGAGCGGGGGCGTATCTGGCCGTGGGGCCAGGGCGAAAGGAGCACGCGGCGAGCGTGAAGTCTGCCAGTTGATCGCGGGTATCACGGGGGATGACGTATCGCGAAACATCGGGCAGAGCAGGGACGGTGGGCATGACGTGGACTGGGGTCCGTTCGCTATCGAAGTGAAGTCGCAGCAAACGGTGTCCATGCCTGCCTGGCAGTCGCAGGTGATTCGTTCTGTGAAAGGTACGGACAAAATTCCGACCGTAGCCTGGCGCCGAAAGTCCGAGGAATGGTGGATTGCCTTGCCTATGTCGAAGTTTATTGAGATATTCGATATGCTGCGCAGGGCAGCCGAGGCGGGGCTGAAGCAAAATGAGTGACGAACCGGTTGTTGGATTCAAGCTCGAAATGGTTGGCCGGTTAAATCCGGCCAAAGTTCGTTCTGCCCAATCGGATAACGTCAGCGATCACCGGCGCCAGGATCAGGAAGCCTACCGCAAGGCGATGGTTCCCTACTTCGACGAAATGATCCTGGGCATGGTCCACGAGTTTCGCACCGCGACGGACGTGAACATCAAGTTTCGGATTTTCAAGGAGTTTGCCAACCGCATCATGGGCATGCCCAGGGCGGTTTCCGAAGAAGAGCGCAAAGGCGCCGACGCCCACTCGCTGCTGGATGTGCTGGCCGCGTTCTCGGGCAATCAAGCAGTTTTGGAACGGGGAACGACAGAGACCCCGGCCGTGCAGCACAAACCCACCATCGACAACGACGCATCGACCGCCAGCTTCTTCGAGGAACTGGACCGCAGTCGACAGGGCGACGATATTGTCGATGGGGAAATCGTAAGTGACTGATTCCATTATCTATCAGGGTGACAACGCACGGCTGCAGCAGCGCGCACAGGAAACCCTGACGCTCTGGCGTCGAAACCCGCAGGTGTTTGTTCGCGATGTGCTGAAAGTCGAGAAAATCGAGCCGTGGCAGCTGTCCGGCATGCGGTCGATGGTCGAACATGACCACGTTTCGATTCGCTCGGGCCACGGTGTGGGGAAGACGGCCTTTGAGGCCTGGATGATCCTCTGGTACACCGCCACCCACTTTCCCTGCAAAGTGCCCTGCACCGCCCCGACCTCCCACCAGCTGGAAGACATCCTGTGGTCCGAGCTGGCTGTGTGGCGGCGCCGGATGACGGCCCAGCTATCCGAGCTGTTCGAGATTACGAGCGACCGGCTGTACCTGAAACTGGCGCCGGACGAGTGTTTTGCCGTGGCACGTACCGCGCGCAAGGAAAACCCGGACGCCCTGCAGGGGTTCCACAGCGAAAACATCATGTTCTTCGTGGACGAAGCCTCTGGTGTGCCGAACGAGATTTTCCAGCCCCTGGAAGGTGCGCTGTCAACCCCCGGCGCGAAGTCGCTGATGTGTGGTAACCCGACCCGGACCAACGGATATTTCTACGATTCGCACCACAAGAACCGGGCGCAGTTCCACTGCATCCGCGTCAGCTGTGAGGACTCTAGCCGGGTCCACCCGAACTACATCAACAAGATGAAAGCCCAGTACGGCGAGGAATCGAACGTCTACCGCGTGCGTGTGCTGGGCGAGTTCCCGCACGAAGCGGCCGACGTGCTGATGCCACTGTCCATCGTCGAGCCGGCCATCGAGCGAGACGTAGAACCGACCCCTGTGAAGGCGATTTGGGGCGTGGACCCTGCTCGGTACGGACAGTGCGTCAACGCCATGGCCAAGCGCAAGGGCAACACCCTGCTGGAGCCGATCAAGACCTGGGGTAACGTCTCGCTGATGGAGACGGTCGGGATCATCGTTCACGAGTACGAAAACACGCCCAAGGACGAGCGGCCATACGAAATCATCGTCGACGTTTGCGGCCTGGGGGCCGGGGTGGTCGACCGTCTGGCCGAACTGGGGCTGCCAGTCGTCGGCGTGAACGCTGGCGAGGCACCGCCACGGGGCGATGCGCACCGCCTGCAGCGCATGCGGGATTGGCTGTGGTGGCAGGGTAGTGAGTGGTTCCGCACCAACGCCTGCACCATGCCAAAAGACGATTATTTGGTTGGGGAGTTGACAGACGTGCATTACTCCCTTACGTCCACCGGCAAAATCGTCGTAGAATCGAAAAAGGAAATGCTTGAGCGCGGTGTGCCATCCCCTGACCGGGCGGACGCATTCCTGCTAACATTCGCGGGGTCTCTGGTGACTTCCGACGAATGGGAAGCCAAAAAGATCGTTCGCCGCCCGCGCCGTAGCAGCGGGTTTATGTCCAGCTGAGGTTCACAATGGCCGATTACGACGAAAGCAGCAAGACAGCGAGTGATCTGGTCCTTTGGGCACGCCAGAAGATGGCCACATGCCTGGAAGAGACCCAGGACTGGCGCAGCGAGACCACCGAGTCGTACGGCCTGGTCGCTGGTGACCAGTGGGATCCCACTGTGCGCAACGACCTCGAAGCCGATCAGCGCCCCATTTTCACCTTCAACCGCGTAGCGGGCTTCATCCGTGGCATTTGCGGCTTGGAAACGAGCACCCGCAGCGCGGCTACCGTCTTCGCCCGTGAAGTCAACGACAGCGGTGTGGCCGATGTGCGCAACGCGGCCATTCGCTACGTCCGCGAGAGTTGTGACGCCGACGACGAAGAGTCGGACGCGTTCAAGGACATGCTGATTTGCGGCCTGGGCTGGACCGAAACCCTGTTCACGACCGAGGAAGACCCCGAAGGCGAAATCGTCATCGAGCGCGTCGACCCGGCGCACATGCGCTGGGATACGTCGGCCCGCAAACGCGGCCTGGCAGATCGCCGTTGGAACGCCCGCATCAAGTGGCTGCCCTACGAGACCATCAGGGACGTTTGGGGCAAGAAAAAGGCCGACGAGATTGCCGCGACGGCTACCACCGACACTGAGTTCTTGGAAGACCTGTTCGGCAAGGCCCATGACGCCACTGAGGCGCACAACTACGAGGCGGAAGGTGGAAACATCGTCCACACCAAAAACATTCCAGTTGTGCAGTTCCAGTACGTCAAAACGGCCTATTTCATGTCCTTCACGAACCCGCTGACCGGCTCCGTGGAAGAGGTTTCCGAGGACGATTACGACGAAATCGCCGCCAAGTTCGCTGCCAACGGCATTGTGCTGGATGGGGCACGGGTCAAGCATCGCCAGTACCGCCAGTTGATCTACTCGGGCGGTACCGAGCTGGAAGAGGCCGAGCTGCCTTGCCGTGGCTTCACGTTCAACCCGATTACCGGCATCCGCGACCGCAACAACGGCAGCTGGTACGGCTTCATCCGCGACCTGATGGACCCACAGCGCTGGATCAACAAGTTTTTCAGCTCGATGGCCGACGTGGTGGCCAGCCAGGCGAAAGGCGGCCTCCTGGCCGAGGCGGATGCCTTCGTCGACAAGGCCAACGCAGAAAACGACTGGGCGAACCCGCGCAGCATCGTTTGGCTGAAACGAGACGGCCTGCAGAAGATCAAAGAGCGCACCAACGCAGGCGTTCCTGCAGGGCTGAATCAGCTGCTCGACTTCACCGTGGCGTCCCTGCCGCAGGTGGCCGGTGTCAACCTGGAGTTCCTGGGCATGGCCAGCCGCGAGCAACCTGGTGTGCTGGAGCACCAGCGCAAACAGGCCGCCATCGCTACCCTGGCCGAGTTCTTCAACGCACTGCGCCTGTACCGCAAGCAGCAAACCCGTGTGCTGCTGCAGTTCATCGACGAGTTCATCAGCGACAACCGCCTGATCCGCATCGTCGGTACGAAGGACGCCCGCTATGTGCAGCTGGCACGCGCGCCAGGCACCCTGAAGTACGACATCGTGGTCGACGAGGCGCCTACCAGCCCTGACCAGAAAGAACGCACCTGGATCGCTATGCAGCAGCTCCTGCCGGTCGCAGCCAACCTCGGACTTCCTGTGCCGCCCCAGGTACTGGAGTACGCCCCGTTGCCACGCGCGCTGGTCGACGACTGGCTGAAATATGCGGAAGAGCAGGGCGGTATGTCGCCGCAGGCCAAAGCGCAGATGCAGCAGATGCAGGAGCAACTGGGCGCCCTGCAGAAGGAAAATCAGACCCTCAAGACCAAGCAGCAGGAAAACATGGCCAAGCTGCAGATGGATCAGGCCGAGGGCCAGCAGAAGCTGCAGCTGCAGGAGCAGGAGACCCAGGCCAATATCCAGCTGAAAATCATGGAGCTGCAGGCCAATATCCAGCTGAAAAGCATGGAAATCGAAGCGGACATGGCCATCGAGCGCGCCAAGGCAGCTGGGCAGATGCAGCTGCAGCAAGAGAGCCAGGCCGCCCAGCTGGTCATGCAGAGCGAGCAGCAGGGCCAGGAGAACGAGAACCGCAAGCAGGAGGCTGGCGCCAACGAGTCCGCGCTGCAGGCCCTGACGGCCATCATGGAGAAGCTTGTGGCCATGCAGGCAGCACCACGCACAATTTCGGACGGCAAGGGCCGTTCGTTCACCGTCAAACAGGGGGAATAACTCATGGCAATTCAGCTGGGGGTCACCCTGCGAAACGCCCGCATCAACGCCGTGGAGTCTACGGTGGGCACGTCGCCAAAACTGCAGATCCGCACTGGCGCACAACCCGCCAACTGTGCCGCAGCGGACTCTGGCACCCTGCTGGCCGAGCTGACCCTGCCGTCTGACTGGGCCAACGCCGCGTCGAGTGGGGCCAGCACCCTGGCAGGCACCTGGACGGGCACTGCGAGCGGTACCGGCACTGCAGCACATTTTCGCCTCAAGGACAGCGCGGGCACGACCTGCCACATGCAGGGCAGCGTCGGCCAGGGTACTGGTGACCTGTCGCTGGACAACACCAGCATCGTGAGTGGCCAAACTGTCAACGTGACCACCTGGACCACCACTGACGGTAACGCGTAATGCCAAGCCGGCTCTTTCTGCACGACGCGACGAACGCGCTAACCGGCACGTTCCCGTCTGCAGAGCAGAGCGCTGCCTTGACGGCCACTATTCTCGCCCCTACGGCAAACACGCTGCGGACGATGAATTCGCTGACCGGTACGGCGCAGGTAGTGCGGTCGATCACGTCGTCTGCGACGGTGGTGGCGCAGGTCGGCTTCTGTGCCATGTTCTGTTCCGACACGCTCAACGTAGCGCAGGTAATCCCACCGCAACCGCTGCTGTTCAACATCGCTAACCGCGAGTCCAGCGCGTCGATGAACATCGGCGCCGACATGCGCATCAACGCCTACGTTTGGCGCCCAAGCACCGGTACCAAAATCGGCACGCTGGTGGACGGCTTGGCAATGGTCGGTGACGCAGAGCCGAGTGCCGCGCTGTCAATTCGCGTCAACCGGGCTAGCATCACGTCCACTGTCACCCTGTCGGCCGATGCTGGCGACGTGATCATCTGCGAAGTGTGGAATCTGTTCACCCAGGCCGTGGGCACGTCGCTCCAGTGTGGGTTCTACTGGGATGGCACGACGGTCAACCTGACGCAAGACGCCGTGGTGACCAACCACGCCAGTTTCTTCGAGCTGAGCACCAGCACGCTGACGTTTGGCACGCCGGCCGTGACGTCGATCAGCTGCAGTTTCGGCCAGACGCTGGACACGCTAACGTTCTCGGGAGTGGGGGCCATAACGGCGCCTGGCTTCGTCACAGAGGGGCAGCTGGGCGGGGTGGGCTGGAGTGCCATAGCGGGCACCTGGGACGACCAGACGCTGAACTGGGACCAGTTCGACGGTGCTACCCTGGCTGCGGCCACCCTGGCTGCCACCGGCACGTCGCCGCGTAACAGCACCTTCGCCAATACGCTGGACCCGATCACCCTGGCCGCCACCGGCACAGTGGCCGCGGCGTCGGCAAACGGCACTTTCTCCAACACGCTCGCGGCGCTCACCCTGGCCGCAACCGGCACGTCGCCGCGTAACGCGTCGTTCTCGAACACCTTGGCAGACGCCACGCTGGCTGGGGTAGGGTCGTCGCCGCGTAACGCTTCGTTCTCGAACACCCTGGCCACTATCGCGCTGTCCGGCGCAGCGTCCGTAACGCTAAACGCTACGTTCTCCAACACCCTGGGCGCCGTGGCCCTGGCTGGTGCAGGAGCTGTGCCGCACACGTCGTCGTTCGCCAACACCCTGGGCGCAGCGACACTGGCCGCCACCGGCACCACCCCGGTAGCCGGGTCGTTCAACAACACACTGGGCGCTATCGCACTGTCCGCCACTGGCGTACTGCCACTGGCTGGCGTCTACAACGTTACTTTGGCCCCGGTTACCCTGACTGGCGCGGGTACCGTAACCGACGTGCCACCAGTCGTCGGCCAGTTCCTGAACACGCTCACCAACCTGCAGCTGGCAGCCACCGCAACTGTGCTGACGCCGGTACCGCAGCCAGCCCAGCGAGACGACGGGGCGGGCAGTGGTGGCGCAAGGGCTGTTCAACGCAAGAAATTCATTGTACCTTCTGTCGAGCAAGTGCCGTTTGTTGACCGGATGTTTGACGACCTGAAGCCGCAGCCCATGCCGCGAGTGGTCGAAACCCCGGACTACGTGGAACGGTCTACGCTGCTGGTAGATTCGCTGGCCAAGATGGCGCCGAAATTGGCACCACCGCCAGAACCACTGCCGCAGGTAGAAGTGTTAGAACCAGACGACGATCTGGACATGATCATGATTGCAATGCTGTTATAACCAACCAAGGGAAACCACCATGTTCAAGTTGAAACAGCTGTTCTGCGCACCGGAAGGCCTGGATACCTCCGCGTTCTTCGGGGGTCAAGGCGAAGTGAACGAAGCCGAGCTTCCAGACGCCGGCAGCCCTGAAGCGCTGGCCCAGCAGCCACCAGTCAAGGACGCTTCGGACGGCAAAGACCCCCAAGTCGACGACGGTACCACCGACGAGGACGATCAGTCGCAGCCAGGTGGCAAGCATGTGCCGCTGGGCGCGCTGCAGGAAGAGCGCAATCTGCGCAAGCAGCTGCAGGACCGCGAGCGTGAGCTGGTCACGCAAAACACGGCCTTGCTGGAGCGCATGACCAAGATTCTGGAGCTGCAGGGTCAACCGCCAAAGGTGGAGCAGCCGCAGGTAGAGCAGCTGCCTGATTTCATCGATGACCCAGTTGGCCACATCAACGGGCTGAAAGCACAGTTCCAGCGCGAGCTGCAACAGCTGCAGCAACAGTTGCAAGGCCAGGGCCAGCACCAGCAGCAACAGGTGCAGTTCAACCAAATGGCCGCTACTGCCGCCGCCCAAGAGGCCTCGTTCCGCGAGGTGACCCCTGACTACGACGCGGCAGTGGCGCACTTCCAGTCGGTCAAAATGGCTGAGTACGCAGCGTTCGGCTTCTCGCCAGAACAATGTGCCCAGCAGCTTGGCCGGGACAGCCTTGCCCTGGTGCAGCATTCGCTGTCCAACGGCAAGAACCCTGCCGAGGTGTTGTACGGCATGGCTAAGGCCCTGCGCTATGCTCCGTCGGCTACCGACACGACTACCCAGCAGCAGCCAGCGAAGGCCCCACCTACCAGCCTGTCGAGCATTCCGGCCGCTGGCCGCGCGCCAGACGAGAAGGGCAAGCTCACTGCCAAGGACATCGCCAACATGCCGCAGGACGACTTCGACAAGCTGTTCGAGTCCATGCGCGACAACGCCACCCGGCCGGCGTTCTGACCATGGGCGCACTTGATACGCAAGTGGGCGGAAACCACTACCTAAACGGCGGCATCCAGCCTGTCCAGTACATCGAAGCCAACAAGCTGCAGTTTTTGGAAGCTTCGGTGGTCAAGCGCATGACGCGGCACGACAAGCCTGGTGGCAAGGGGCGCCAGGACATCGAAAAGGCCATCCACGAGCTGCAGCTGCTGCTGGAGCTGCGTTACCCGAACACGGTAGCCATAAACTCAACTGCGCGGCCTCCGTGCCTTGTGTGTGGCGACCAGCTCGGCCATGGTGGCCTGGTGTGCCCGAACATGCGTGCTGTGTCTAGCAGCGGAAGGACAAGTGACGCGTTGGGTGTCGGCTTCCCTGCCGGCGATTGAGGTTACGGGGCAGGCTTGAGCCACTGTGCCAACTTGCCCCACACCCAAGCTGCGGCCAGCTTGGTTTTGGCCCACAGGCCGGTCACAAACTCTTTGAACGTCATAGCTCTAACCTCTTGATAGTTGTGAGCGTTCGTGCAATATTGAAGTCCTCGCAGCTAAAGTTGCGCTCGTCTCGCCGCTACGTCAAGCCGGTGTCCGTTCCCCAGTCAACGATAGGCCGGGCGTCCTACCCAACGATATTTGGGAAACCAAACCCTAATCTCTTTGAGGAACGCCGTCATGGCAGATACCAGCTACGGGGTAAACCACCCCCTTGCGGTCAAAATCTGGAGCCGCAAACTCCTGCACGAAGCGCTGAAGCAAACCTGGTTCAGCAAGTTCATCGGCACGGACTCCAACAGCATCGTCTACCTGAAAACCGACCTGCAGAAAGGCCCAGGCGACCGCGTACGTTGTGGCCTGCGCATGCTGCTGACCGGTGACGGTGTGCAGGGTGACAACACCCTGGAAGGCAGCGAAGAACAACTGGTCACCTTCTACGATGACCTGTTCATCAATCAGCTGCGCCACGCTGTGCGCTCGGCCGGTAAGATGAGCGAACAACGTGTGCCGTTCTCGGTGCGTGAAGAAGCCCGTTTGGGCCTGACCGACTGGTGGGCAGAGCGACTGGATACCAGTTTCTTCAACCAGCTGTCGGGCAACACCCAAGTGGCCGACACTCGCTACACCGGCAACAACGCCGCACTGGCCCCAACCACCGTTGTGTACCCTCTGGACCACACCACGGCGGCCTCGCTGTCGGCAACCACCACCCACGCGCTGACTCTTCGCGACTTCGACAAGGCCGTCGCCATCGCTAAGACTCGCACCCCGATGATTCGCCCGATCCGCATGGGCGGCGACGACTACTACGTCGCATTCATCCACACCAACGCAGTATTCCAACTGCGTGGCCAGACCGCTACTGCCCAGTGGGCAGACATCGAGAAGGCCAAGGTACAGGGTGGCAAGGAATCCGGTATCTTCACCGGCGCCATCGGTGTGTACAACAACGTGATTTTCCACGAAACCACCCGTCTGCCGGATATGACCGGCCTGGGCACCCCCAACAGCGGCACCACTGCCAACTACCGCCGTGCGGTACTGTGCGGTGCGCAAGCCCTGCTGCTGGGCTACGGCCAGGATGGTGGCTCCAGCGTGAGCTGGACTGAAGAGCTGTTCGACTACAAGAACAAGCTCGGCGTGGAAGGCGGGATGATCTTCGGCATGAAGAAAGCCCAGTTCAATGGCGCCGACTACGGTGTGCTGACCCTCGTGGGTTACGCGCCAGCCTTGGCATAATCAGGAGTAACGGCAAATGGCTACTATCACTAGCAGCGCCGCAACTGTTGGTGCTCCTGCCAAGGGGTACCAAACCGGCGTTCAATGCGGCAAGGTTCTTTTCGCGGGCGGCACCTCTGGTGCTGCAGGCGATGTGATCCTGGGCTGCAAGATCCCCAACGGGGCCACTGTAATCGACCTCGTGGCTCGTGTGGGCCACAAGGCTGATACCCAGGCAACCCTGCACATCTTCGTGGCCAAGGACGGCGACGGCTCGGCAACGGCTATCGTGGACATGGGCACCCAGGTGCTGTCGGCTACTGGCGGATCTGTGCTGTTCCGTCCAACCACCGCCAGCCTGTTCGCCCCGACCAAGATCAGCTTGTCGGATGACGCGGCAGTGCAGTACGCCCTGCTCAAAGTCTCCATCCAGGCCGGTACTACCACGTCTTCGTTCTCCGTGAACGGGTTCGTGATGTACACCATGGACGAGGCTTAACGGATTGCGCTTCGCTGGGGTATACTCCGGCGAAGCGCTCTAGAATGTTGTCCATGGTGGACAAACCCTTGGGCGCTTCGGCGCCCTTTTTTATGAGGTAAATCAAAGTGATCGACAAGCGCAGCGGTGAAACCAAGAAGCCGGCTCCTGATCAGGAGTCGTACCAGCCAAAGAACGACAAGGTGGTCATGCCGACTGGCAACGTCCAGCCGAGCCAGAAGAAAGCGCCAAAGCAGCCTTTCTGCGACTAACCAAAAGGGTCTAACACCATGGATAATGTATTTCAAGCGCTTCTAAACGAGGCGGTTGACCTGCATCGCGCAGGCGACTTGACCGGTGCCGCAAACCGGTACAACCAGCTGCTGAACAACGACCCGTTCAACGCGGGCATCCTGTTCCTGATGGGCGACATCGCTGTGCGGCAGGGCGCCAATGGCGTGGCTATCAACCTGCTGTCAAATTCCGTGTCGGTAAAGCCGCACGCAGAGGCCTACGTGGCCCTCGGCTGTGCCTACCGCGCCGAGAACATGTACGAGCAGGCCTGCGCTGCCTGGGACCGCGCAATCGCCCTGGAGCCGTCCAGCGCTGCCTACAACAACCTGGCCAGCGTGTACAGCGACCACGGGCGGCCCGAGAAGGCCCTTGGGTACGTCAGCCAGGCGCTCAAGCTGGAGCCGGAAAGCCCCAACGCTAAGTGGAACCGGGCACTGGCACTGCTGACCCAGCAGCGGTGGCCAGAAGCCTGGCGCGACCATGAGCACAGGTTCGATGCCCGTGTGCAGACCGTCAGCACCCGCCGTAACCTGGGCTGCCCGGTGTGGGACGGCAAGACGCCTGGCCTTCGCATTGCGGTGCACGGTGAGCAGGGCGTGGGTGACGAGGTGATGTTCCTCTCGATGCTGCAAGACCTCATCGCCATGCACAAGGAAGTCGTGGTGGAGGTCGAGCCGCGGCTGATGGACCTGGTAGAGCGGTCGTTCGGTGTCGCCACCTACGGCAACGAGGCGGCCATGCGCGCCCACGAAGCGCCGTTCGATGCCGTTGTGCCGCTGGGCAGCCTGGGCATGACGTTCCGCCAGGCCGACGAACACTTCCCAGGCACCCCGTACCTCAAGCCGGACCCGGAGCGTGTAGCGTACTGGCGCAAACGGTTCTGCCAGGAGGGTGGCAAGAAGCCGATCATCGGCGTGGCCTGGCAGGGTGGCGCAAAAGAGACCCGCATCCAGCAGCGCAGCATTAACGCCAAGGCGCTGGACTTCTGCAAGCGGGGCACCGCTGTGTCGCTGCAGTACGGCCCACACGCCGAGGCCGAGGCCCGCAAGAACGGCTTTCTGTTCTTCCCTGAGTCGACTGGGGGTGACCTCGACGAGCAGGCTGCCATGGTGGCTGCCTGTGACGCTATCGTCACCGTAGCGCAGACGCTGGTGCACCTGGGCGGTGCCATCGGCATTCCGACGCACGTACTGACCCCGCTGTACTCCAGCTGGCGCTATGGCCAGAAGGACAAGATGGTATGGTACGGCAGCGTTCAGCTGCATCGCCAGCTCAAAGACGGCGACTGGGGCCACCCGCTCGCTGAAGCCAAGAAAGCAATCGACAAACTGTGCCGGGAGTCCACCAAATGCTGATCACAGACCACTATCGCGCCGAGAACGCCCGTCAACACACCGACAGTCAGGGGTATGGTGAACGTGGATACAAACACCTGCAAGACGTTCTCGCAATGGCCAGCCGGCTTGGTGCTGAATCCGTTCTCGACTATGGCTGCGGGAAAGGAACCCTGGCAGCGCATGCTAAGCGCGTGTCGCCGCTACCGTTCACCAACTACGACCCAGCCATTCCGGCCTTCGCCGCTGAGCCTGCGCCTTCTGACTTGGTGGTGTGCACCGATGTGCTGGAGCATATCGAGCCAATCTGCCTGCAGGACGTACTCCAGCATCTGGCATCCCTCGGCACCAAAGGGTTCTACTTCCAGATTGCATGTCGTCCGGCCAAGCGGGTACTGAGCGATGGCCGCAATGCTCACCTACTCGTCCGTGAGCCGTATTTCTGGTTCGAGAACGTGCGAAACCACTTCGACATCACCGACTTCCGGGCCATCCCCGAGCACAGTGTGGTGATCGCCGGCCGCACCTACGGCGGTGCTTACAAATGATCCGCCTGTTTGTGGGCCACGACCCCCGCGAGGCCGTGGCCTTCAACGTATTCGCGCACAGCGTCATCACCCGCGCCAGCGAGCCGGTGGCGATCACCCCCCTGGCGTTGAACACCCTGCAGGGCCTGTACACCGAGGAACACACCGATGGTTCCAACGCGTTTATCTACAGCCGTTTTCTGGTTCCGTATCTCTGCGGCTTTGACGGCTGGGCTATTTTTGCTGACGGCGACATGCTGTGCCAAGAGGACATCGCTGAGCTTTGGGCGCATCGCGACGAGAGCTGCGCGGTCCAAGTGGCCATGCACCACTACAAGACCGCCGAGAGCACCAAGTACCTCGGCTCGCCGAACGAAGACTACCCACGCAAGAACTGGTCGTCGGTGATCCTGTGGAACTGCGGGCACCCTATGAACAGGATTCTGACGCCTGAGTTTGTGGCCAAGCAGACAGGCGCCTACCTGCACAGGTTCAGTTGGCTGGTGGGCGAGGACATCAAGCACTTGAACCTCCTGTGGAACTGGCTGGCCATCGAGTACCCGTACATGACCAAGGTCAAGCCGTGCATTGTGCACTACACCTTGGGCACGCCTTGCTTTGACGGCTACAACCGCCGCGACTACGCCGAGGAATGGTACCTGGAACTGGCTGACATGCTCGGTGTGCCGCAAGAAGCCGGTGGCGAGAAGAACATCGACTGGCTGACTGACCTGTGGTTAAATACGGAAGGTGATTGACAACGGGCCTATGCGCATGTACAGAGGATCAAGCCAATGTCCAAGAAAGCCAAGAAGTCGAGAAAGCCGGCACCAAAAGCCGGTACCAAAAAGCCAAGCAAACCGCGCCCGCCTATGGGCGCTTATTGAATCGGGTCAGTGGGGAGTGAGTCATGGCAACCTTGGGGATGATGAAAACGCGTATTGCCCGTGAGCTGCAGATCGATGCAACTACGTTCGACACGGACATTACCGACGCCATCTTCTCTGCCATCGGCTACTACAACGACCACGACTTCTGGTTCCTTGAGACCGCCCCAGCAACTGTGCTTTTGACAGCGACTGGGGCCTACTCGATGGAAGCGATTCTGCCCGGTCGCAGCCAGATCCACAACCTGCAGCTGGTCTACAACCAGAACACAGAGGCGATGCTGTACCGGACCCCCGGCGAATTCGCCAACCTGCAATCGCAATTTACGGGCGACCCCACTTTCTTCACCGTCAACGCTGATGAGCTGCTCGTAGAGCCGATTCCAGCGCGGACGTTCACCGCCATTGCCTGGTACAGCCTGCGCAAGTCGATCACTTCGAGTAACAGCGCCAGCGGCGTCTGGACTACCGAGGCAGAGGAAATCATCCGTCTGCACGCGAAAGTCGACCTGCTGACCAACCGCATCAAGGACTATCCAGAGGCGATGCAGATCCAGGGCCGGCTTACCGACGTGCTCGATAAGTTCGACGAAAAAACCGTCCAACGTCGCGGCTCCCGTCGCATCAAACCATGTCTGTAAGGTGACGCCATGCCACTCGAAACCGGTACCACGATCAATGACCTGACAGTCACCAACCCGACCAGCTCGGACCCGGTGGGCCAGGGCGACGACCACCTGCGCTTGATCAAGGCATGCGTGCAGGGTTCGCTGCCCAACCTCGGCACTGTGCTCGGCCGCCCTGTGCGCCAGGACGTTGCCGTGTCGATCAGCTCTACGTGGAACACCAACCTGTTCATGGCATCCGGCTCGGCCACCACCACTGTGGTAATGACCCTGCCGCCGTCCGCCTCGATCACTGCAGGTTTCTACGTCGACTTCCTGGCCATCACCAACGGCAACATTTCCGTTGTGCCCAGCGGCACCAACTCGATCAACGGCACGACTGCGATGGCCGTCATCAACACCAGTTTCGCGCGAGCCGTCTACATCGGCAACGGCGCCTGGACTGGCTTCGTATTCCCGGCCAATGCTTCTGGCGGTGGCTACATCTTCAACAACAACGTTCGCATGGACGGCACCCTGTCAGTGTCCGGTGCCGCAACGCTGGCCAGCACCCTGACCGTATCCGGCGCCGCATCGCTGCTTAGCACCCTGTCGGTATCTGGCCAGGCCACGTTCAAGTCGGGCGTTTCGATTTCCGGCACAGTGATCGTCACCGGCAACCTGTCGATCAGCGGTAACGCCATGATCGCGGGCAACCTGTCGATCAGCGGCAACGCCCTGATTAACGGCAACCTGGGCATCGCGGGCACGCTGACTGTTTCCAGCTCCGTCGTACTGCTCAACGGCCAGATCAAGTTCCCGGCCAGCCAGAACGCGTCGACCGACGCCAACACCCTCGACGACTACGAAGAGGGCACCTGGACCCCGGCTATCTCGTTCGGTGCCCCAGGTGACCAGTCGCTGGCCTACTCGTCGCGTACAGGGGTCTACCAGAAGGTGGGCAAGCAGGTGCATGCCGCGTTCAACCTGACCACCAGCACGTTCACCCATACCACCGCAGCTGGCTCCCTGTTCATCACCGGGTGGCCGTTCGCCTCAGCCGATGTCGACCACTACGGTGCCGTGTCCTTCAGCCAAATGAGCACAGGTGCTGGTGCCCTGCAGGCCCGCCTGGCAGTTGGCGTGAGCAACGCCGACGTGGTGGCAGCGGGTGTAACCAACAACGCCCAGGCGGCGCTGGCAGCAAGCAACCACGTATCTGGCAACAACGTGGCGTTCATGATGAACATCACCTACCGCACTACTGCATAGGGCACGACAAATGAGCATCGAGCGCAAAACTATCCTCGACCAAATCAGCGTAGACCGCAGCGGCGTCGTCTCCCTGCGCTTCGCCGTGCAGGTTTACCTCGAAGATATCCTGCTGGACGAGAAGTGGCACCGCACCTGTGTAATGCCAGGTGTGCCAGTGCAGGATCAGCTGGACGAGGTAAACCGGCACCTGACTTCCATGAGCGCGGCTGCAGTTAGCCAGGAAGAGTGCGACAAGATCGTCTCTTTCGCTGATGCTGCACAGGCCGCAGTGAACAGCCAGGAGTAAGACAATGCCACTTCGGGTGATCGACAACGTAGGCAGCATCGGGCTGCAGGCCGATGTCAACGCCCGCAAGTTGCCAGAGGGCGCATGGTCGGACGGCCGCAACGTGCGGTTCGACGGCTACACCGCGTCGAAGGTGCGCGGCTCCCGAGCTGTGCAGGGCAGCCTGTCCACCAGCGCCTACAGCCTGTTCGCCCACACCACGTTCGATGGATCGCAGTTCATCTGCTACGCCGGGCTGACCTCGGTCTACACCACGAACAACAACACCCACTATGACCTGACTCGGGCAACCCTGTCGGGCACAGTGCAGCCGTACAGCACGGACGCTACGGCGCTGTGGACTGGTGGTGTGCTGGGTGGGTTGCTGTTCCTGAACAACGGTGTGGACGTTCCGCAGATCCAGCTGACGCCCACCGCGTCTTGCCGGCTGTCTGACCTGCCAAATTGGCCAACCACCATCACCACCCGCGCCAACGTACTGCGCAGTTACCGCGACTACTTGGTGGCGCTGGACGTAACCAAGGGCACAACCCGATACCGCCAGATGGTCAAGTGGTCGGCCAGTGCTGACCCGCTGACCGCGCCGCACACCTGGGACGAATCCGACACCACGGCCGACGCCGGTGAAACCTCCCTGTCGGAGACCAACGGCTCGAACATCGACTGCTTGCCGCTGCGTGACGTGAACATCATCTACAAGGACGATGCTGTCTACGGCATGCAGTTCATCGGTGGCGCGTTCATCTTCCGTTTCTACCAAATCTTCAGTGGCGTCGGCATCCTGGCCAAGCGCTGCGTAGCCGCGTTCGAGAACTACCACTGCTTCGTCGGCAACGACCTCGATATCTATGTGCACGACGGCAACAGCATCCGTTCCATCGCCCAGGACAAGTGGCGCCGGTGGCTGCGTGAGAATGTTGACGGCTCCCGCTACGAGCGCATGTACGTCGTCGCCAACCCCGTGACAACCGAAATCTGGATCTGTATTCCGACCGGCGAAGACGAGTACGCCAGCAAGGCCCTGCTGTGGAACTGGCGTAAAGACACCTGGGGCGTCCGCGACCTGCCGAACACCTCCAGCGGTGTGGTGGCCGGCATCGAGTCAAGCGACTATGTGCTGACCTGGAACACTGTCACCAGCACATGGGATTCGATCAACACCACCTGGGGCGAACTTGATAGCCTGCCGCCAGATCGCAAGCTGGTGCTGACCTCCCCTGAAATTATGACGGGCGTCATCGAGACCGAGTTTGGGTCCACCGAGCTGGGCAGCACGCTCCCGTTCATGGTCGAGCGCCAGGGCATCTGGCAGCTGCCAGGCAAGGTCGTGGATGGCAACCGTGCCATCGACCTGCAAACCGTGAAGTTCATCCGCCGCATCCGTTTCCGCACCGTCGATGGCGGGTCGAGCAACGACATCACCTTCAAGGTGGCCGTGCAGACCGACATCGATAGCAACCTGGTCTGGCAGTCCACTGCCAAGATGACGAACAACACGGCCGAAATCACTGTGCTGCGTCGTGGCCGGTTCGTCAGCGTACAGATCATGTCGGACGCCGACACCCAAATCGACCTGCTTAGCTACGAAATCGAGTACGAGCCAGCGGGGGCTTACCTGTGAACTACATCCCAACATTCCCAGGCGAGGGCATTACACCGCAGTGGCTGTACGACGAGCTGCAGCGCATCGCCGGGTCGATTGACCAACCAGCTGGCCTGCAGTTCGATGTGCTGCACGCTGAACCAGACCGTCCACGCGACGGCATGGTAGTGTTTGCAGATGGCACAGACTGGGCGCCCGGTGTGGGCGGTGGGCTTTATCAACGGGTTAGCGGGGCTTGGGTAAAGCTCTAGGGGGTTATCATGGCAGGCGAAATGGCAGGTGGCGGTGGGGTAGGCTTCGGCCTCGGGCAGATGCTCCAGCAAGGTGGCATGGGTGGTCAGATGGCCCAGCCCGCAGGCCCGGCCCAGCAGGGCGGTCTGATGAGCATGCTGGGTGGCCTGTTCAACGGTGGCCAGGGCGGCGCGCCTGGCATGCCGGGCATGAACATGCAACAGCTCGGCCCGCTCCTGCAGATGCTCCAGCAGCAACAGCAGATGCAGCAGGGCCAACAGCAGATGCAGCAGGGCCAACAGCAGATGCAGCAGGGCCAACAGCAGCAGTCGCCGCAGATGATGGTCGGCAACCCCATGGCCGGTGCTATGGGCGCCAACATGGGCGGTCAGACCCAGGCACAGCGCGGCTATCTCGCACAGGGTGGTGGCATCGCCCCTCGCCCTGTCGTGAATCGGTACTGACGCCATGACGCCCCTCGTCGGTGTGCCAGTGGATGCAGTGCCTGGGATCTGGCCTATGGTGGCCCCGTTCGTGACCCGATGCCTCAACAAGGCCAAGGAGCACCGCTGGAGCACCGACGACATCCTGACCTTGGTCATGGACAGAAAGCTGCAGCTGTTTGTGGTGGAGGACTGGGACAAACTCGTCAGCGTCGTGCTGACGGAGGTTCTGGTCTACCCGCGCTGTAAAGAGCTGGGGGTCTTCATGTGGTGTGGTGAATTCCACGAAGACTGGCTGGGCCATACAGAACAGCTGGCCCAGTGGGCAAAAGCTATGGGATGCAGTACCATGTCGTCTATGGCGCGGCGTGGGTTCTCCAGGGCGATGCCTAATTATTGGGACGAACGTCAAACCTATGTCGTGAGGGTACTCTAATGTCTGGTGGCGGCGGTGGCGGTGGGAATACCACAACTGTGCAGAAGGCGGACCCGTGGGAAGGCGTGCAACCCTACTTGCTCGGTGCCTATCAACAGCTGAACCAACTGTATGGAAACGGTGCCCAAGGTCCGCAGTACTACCCAGGCAGCACCGTGGCCAACCCGAACGCGCTGGAGTACCAAGGTATCAACCAGCAGCTCGCGGCCATCAACGGCATGCAGGGCATCGGTAACCAAGCAGCCAACGCGCTCAACCAGATGACCGGCAACGCCTCGGCACAGAGCGACATCGGCGCGACCAACGCCAATCTCGGTGCCAATGGCATGTACGGCCTGGCCAACTCTCTCGGCTGGGGCAACGGCATGGCACAGGGCGGCGCCCAGGGCATGGCCAACCTGGCTAACGCACAAGGCTGGTCTACCGGTACCGCGAACAACGCGGCCCAGCAGCTTATGGCGTCCGGCCAGAACCTCGCTTCTCAGGGCGCAAGCAGCGCCAACTCGGCCATGAGCCAGCTCAACGCAGCAGGCGACCCGGCCAACAACCCGTATTTCCAGGCAGCTGTGCAGTCGGCTATCCGCCCGGTAACCCAGCAGTTCACCGAACAGGTTCTGCCTGGCATCAAGCAGGGTGCCCAGGGCGCTGGCCAGATGGGTGGCAGCCGCCAGGGTATCGCCGAGGGTATCGCCGCACGCGGGTACCAAGACACCGTGGGCGACATCACTGCGAACATGGGCAACGCCGCGTATGCACAGGGGCTTAACGCGCTCCAGGCCTCGGGCAGCCTCGGTGCCAACATGGCTGGTATGGGCCTCGGTGCCACCAGCAACGCAGGCAACCTGGGCGCCAACATGGCCGGCCTGCAGGGCAGCCTCTACGGCAACCTGGGCCAGCTCGGCCAGGGCGCAACCGGCCAGCAAGGCAGCTTGTACGGCCAGCTGGGCAACCTCGGCCAGGCACAGAACGCAACCGGACTTCAGGGCCTCGGTCAATCGGCAGCCCTGGCAGGCGGTGTGCAGCAAGGTTTGGCGTACCCTGGCCAGCTGACGCAAGGCCTCGGCCAGAACCTGACGGCCATGGACCAGCAGCAGCTGGACGCGAACGTAAACCGCTGGAACTACAACCAGAACTTGCCGTACACGATGATCAGCGACTACCTCTCGATGCTCAACGGCGCAGCTGGTGGTCAAACTATGTCGTCGCAGCAGGGTGGTGGCGGCAACCGGCTGATGGGTGGCCTGGGCGGTGCATTGAGTGGTGGTGCACTGGGAAGCGCGGTAGCTGGTGCGTCTGGTGGCGCTATCGGCGGCCCGCTGGGCATGGGCGTCGGCGCCGGTCTCGGTGCCTTGATGGGTCTGTTTGGGTAAGGGGGCGTCATGGCTGGGATCATGGACATGCTGAATCAGGGCCTGGGGGGTTTGAACACCCCCACCGGCCAGCTGGGCATCCAGATGCTGCTGAACTCTGGCCAGATGCCTGGCAACCCAGGGTTCGGTGCACGCATGGGCAGTGCCCTTGGCGGTATGCAGCAGGCACAGTACCAGCAACAGCAGATGGACATGCAGAAGCTCCTGCGCGAACAGCAAGCCCAGGAACTCTACCTGCGCCAGTACGGCATGGCCCAGCAGCAGAAGCAGCGCGAAGCTGTGCGCGATATGGTCAAGAGCGACCCCAACTTCCTGGCCAACAACCCGCAGGCTCGTGCGCTGCTGGAAGCGACCGGCGACACTAGCTTTGCGGCCGATCTGCAGAAGATCAACCCTGCGCAGAAGCCACCAACCATGCCTGGCGTCTTCGAGCGGTACAACGCAGACGGCACAGTGCAGCAGCAGATTTACAACCCGCAGACGGGTGGCTACGACGCAGGCCCGGCGTACACCAAGCCGGATCAGGCCCGCGCGCAAGCGTATGTGCAGAAAACCGAGCAGGACATGCAGTATAAGCCGCAAGAGTTTAACTTGCAGCAGGACCAGCAGCAGACCGCAGCACAACGTGTGCAGGCGATGGTCACCGACTCGGCGCGCAAGGCAGCTAAATCTGCCCTCGACAACCGCGTTAAGCTGGCTGACCTCACCAACGGCTACCGCGGTGCCAACACGCAAATCGACGACGCGGTTAGCCTTGTCGACGAGCTGCTGAAACCAGACAGTGGCCTCGACGCCAACTTCGGTGTGCAGGGCTTCCTGCCGAACGCACCGGGCATGGACGCGGCGAACGCCCGCGCCAAGCTGGACCGCCTGAAGGCTAAGTCTGGCCTCACCGAACTCGTGCGCCTGGGCAACCAAGGCATCCGCCTGACCCCTGTGTCCGATAACGACATCAAGGTGGTGCAGTCCAGTGCCATGAACCTGGACAAGGCACAGGATGCCGGCAGTGCTCGTGCAGAGCTGGCCCGGTACCGCGACACACTGCTGCGCGCCAAGACAGAGGCGGCCGACAACTACAACGCCATCGTCGGCGCCTACAACCCGCCCAACCAGCAACAGAAGCAAGCTGTGCCAGGCGCGCCGGAAGTGGGCACAGTGATGGAAGGGTACCGCTATAATGGCGGTGACCCGGCAGATCCTAATTCGTGGAGCAAGCAATAATGGCTGGTCCATGGGAGAAGTTTCAACAAGCTACACCGCAACAGGCCCCGACTCAGGGGCCTTGGTCTAAGTTCGCCGGTCAACCAGCGCCAGCCGCTCCAAGGACGGAGCAACCTAACAGCGACTACAGCGATTTGATCCAGGCGAAGGCGCAGCAGTACGGCGTCGACCCCCGTCTGGTTCGCGCTGTGGTGCAGCAGGAATCCAGTTTCAACCCCAAAGCAGTATCGCCAGTCGGTGCCAAGGGCCTGATGCAGCTGATGCCAGGCACTGCCGCTGACCAAGGCGTGGCTGACCCGTTCGACCCTGTGCAGAACATCGACGGTGGCGTGCGCTACCTGGCACAGCAGCTCAAGGCCAACGGCGGTAACGTCGAACGTGCGCTCGCCGCGTACAACTGGGGGCCGGGTAACCTGGCCAAGAACGGCATGGACAAGCTGCCCAAGGAAACCCGCGACTACATCGCGAAGATTACTGCCAACATGGGCGACCGTGATGTGCCTATCCCTGGCGCTATTCAGGACGAAGCAGTGCGCACGCCGGAAGCACAGCCGAACGTGGCCAGTGACAGCGGCATGGTGAACGCGGCAGCTCGGACCCTGGGCGGCCTGAAGCAGGGTATGTTCACCGACATCAATGACGCGGCTACCCAGGTGCTGGGGTCTGTGCTGCCAGAGAGCGTGCAGCGCCACCTCACCTACAGCGGCCTGCCGATTAACGAAGACATCGCCCAGCGCGAGAACCAGTACGAGGCCCAGCGCAAGCAACTCGGGGGAGGCGATTTCGACCCCAGTCGTTTGGTGGGCAACATCGTATCCCCCGCCAGTCAGGCTGCTGGTGTAGGTGGTATGCCGGCATGGGTGGCCAAGCTCGGCCCGAAAGGGCAGGCGCTGGTCATGTCCATGATGCGCGGTGGTATCGCAGCTGGTGGCATGCCGGTGAACACGCAGGATGGTTCCTCTGTGCTGGGCGGTAAGGCACAGCAGGTAGGCTTCGGCGCAGCGCTTGGCCCTGTGGCCGAGGGCGTAGGCCGCTTGACTGCCAAGGGCATCGGCCGTGCTACTGGTGCCATCCAGAACCAGCTGACGCCAGAAGCGCAGTCCGCGCTCGATGCTGCAAAGCAGGCTGGCATCAAGCTGTCAGCTGGTGACATCGCGCCAGAGAACAAGATGATCACCGGCGTCGAAGGCGCTATGGAGAACACGCGGATTCCTGGCCTGTCGATGGCCCCCTTCCGTAAAGAGCAGCAGGAAGGTGCACAGCGTGTGGCACAGCAGCTGCGCGACGAAGAGTACAAGTCGCTGCAGAAGATGTCGTACATGGGCCTCGACCGTCTCAAGGCCCTGGCCAGCGGCAACAGCATGCGCGCACCCGAGGCCCGCAAGATCGTCGACATGATCGACAACGCCGGTACCGACGAGCGCGCCATCATGCAGGCCAGTGGCAACCTGGGCTGGCTGCAGATGAAGCTGTCGGCTGATCGCCTGTTTAACGACGTGGCCAGCATCGCCGGTGACGCCCACGTCGCGCCAACCAAGACCCTCGGTGCATTGGACGACGCAGTAGCGCGCATGGGCACAGTGGTGGACGTGGACAACCCTTCGCTTAACCTGCTGCAGCGCTGGCGCTCCCAGCTTGAAAGTGGCGGTGCCACGGTGGGCGACGATGCTGTCGAAGCAGCTGTGCGCCGGTTCGAGGGCACGCCGGAAGACGCTCAAGCTGTGCCCAACACCTACGCTCGCATGCGCGCCTTCCGGTCTGACATCCGCAAGCGCCTGGATGCCGCGACCACGAACGAGACGACTGACAGCTCGATGCTGTTCCTCAAGGACATCGCCAAGGCGGTGGAGGATGACATGGACACGTTCGCAGCCAACACGCCCGGCCTGCGCGAAGCCAACACTCGGGCGCAGGAATTCTACAAGCGTCACGTTGTGCCATACCAGAAAGGCAAGCTGGCACAGGCGCTCACCTCGGACGACCCCGATAAAATCTACGGCACATTTATTCGCGCCCAGGCCGAGGGCCGGGGTGACTATGCGGCCAAAGAGCTGTTCAAGGCCCTGGACAACAAAGGCCGCCAAGCTGTGCGCTACGGCATCGTCCGCCAGGCTCTCGACAACGCTACCGATCAGGGCCGTTTCAGCCCCGAGAAGTTCAAGAAAGGGCTGGAGAGCACAGAGTACGCCCAGTTCTTCAAGGGTGACCAGCAGCGCATCGACGGTGTGATCCGGTTGATGGGCATGCTGCGCAGTGCCTCGCCCGAGCACCTGGAGAAGTATGCACCGATGCTGGGTGGCCAGCTGGGCCTGGGCAGTGTAGGCCTGGGTGCTGTGGCAGTCGGCCCGGTGAACACGGCTGTAGGGCTGGGGTCCGCAGGCTTCCTGCGCTGGCTCATGACGAGTGACGCAGGCAAACGAGCATTGTTCAGTACCAACGCGCTGTCAAAGAACGGCACCAATGCACAGGTAGGCAAGTTCTTGGACGACTTGGCCCGCCAATACAACACCGCAGCCGGCACAGCTGCTGGTGCCGAAACTGGACAGACAGGGCGTGTGCTGCCTTGATAGGGGGAGATATGCCGATGGACACTAACGAGGAAATCACATTAATCCGCGAGCGTCTGGCACGGATTGAAGCATGCCTTAGCAACCTGCAGCGGGCAGTAGAAGCGCAGCCACCGAAAGCCAGTGTGGTTATCCCGGTGGCCGTGGTTGTCGTCATTGTCCAGGCTGCAGCACAGCTGGTGCAACACTTCACTTAATGGGGGCTACTACGGTAGAGGGGGGCGTGTCTGGTACGGCTGCCCCCTCCCCCGCCAACTAC